ACAATTGTATAAACGCTATCCACATCAATACCAACGGACAGGAAATTCCCGTCAGTTGTAAACTTGGATGGAGCGATGACTTGCTGAGATCGCAGGATCGAGAAAACCGCAAGCGAACCATCACCGGAGTTTACGATGTAGAGACGGTCAGTCTCCTCGGTTGAAGTCGCCCTTCGAATAGCGAGATCCACTGGTGTCGATAATAAATGTCCGGACAGCATTGAAATCGCGCTAGTGGTATAAGCAAGTTCACTATCGGTAAACAGCATTTCATTAATCGATTTACCTTTGCGCTGTATAAAAATGGTCCCGCTATCCAGACCAGCAACCGGAACACCTGGTTTAATGCCATTGCGGGTTGCGGTTCTGACGAACATATTGGAAGGGGTTATCGGATTCTGCGACTCCTGGGGAACATAAAATTCTCCACCTGTAGTAAAAATTTGTAAATCACGACCGGAAAAAATATCTACTATTTGGTTTAAGGACGCTGTTGTAATGGTCGCTTCAATTGATTGATCATCCAGGGATTCGCCCTTTTCAAAATTAAAAAAATCATTAACCACTGAACCCCAGATCGTTGTCGGTAATGATTTGGATCCGCCGAAAAATAATCGCCCTTCGTGAAAGGTTGCAGACACCGGATAACCCTTGGAAGCTGACCAGCTTGCCTCATAACCGGTTTCCAGTTCCCAGGAACTAGCCGGTATCGCTACTGTGTCGAAAAATCCAACTTCAGTCACACCCTTAACCACAGTCCCACTTGTGTAGGAAACAATCCTGGCACGCCCGAATGTTGCCGTATTGTTGACATATTGACCAACGTGATCAGCAGTAAAAACGCTGCCTGATGCTGTTAAGGTTATATTTCCGGAAACCGCACTTGGCGTTAAAGTTGCGCTAGGATTACTCGTTGCCAGGGTAAAAGGATATTGAGGAGAATTTTTAAAAGTAATATTGGAAAGGGTCCAAGCCGAATGACTTGCACCACGCACAATTTTTAGAGGAACAAGATCCTCATGGACAAAAATAATCGTGTCGGCAGACTGAGCAAAACGAATTTCAGAAAGCATTGCAGAGGTAATCGAACTGACGGCAAGGTAATCATTACCGGTAGAATTAATATTTGTAACCAAAGCACCGGAACGAAATATGTAAATCCGCTGATTAGCCAGGGCAAACATATAGGAATCTTCACTTGAAAACTCGAAGGGAACCAGCCTTACACCATTTTCCGGAGCCGCAGCGGAAGGAATTTCAGCCAGGTATTTCAAACCATCTCGACGTTTTGCGCCCCCTTGAGGAAGAATAAAAACATTCGTCGCGGTCTGAAGAGCATTATAATATTGTTTAAGATCAACACGGGAACGGAGTAGGGGATCTATTTCACCGCTACTAAAATTAGTTTGAATCCGTATAACACGGCTCACGATTGCCTCACCGAAATCAAAGGAAAATCCTCAAATGATTGTATGGTATTATTTTGACCGTCCATGCTCATTGCCTGGCGGGTCATACCACCCCGCATATTTTCGGAAGCCGTACCCACAGCAATGGTTTGATAATATTGCGCCTTGGTAATCTGATCTGTAACCGCTTCAGCAAAATGCCAGCACAACCAGTATTTGAGTAGCTGGATAAAATAAGTCGGCATTGTATCTTCAGATACCCGAAACTGGTAATCCACATAAACAGTCAGGAAATCCGTTAAAACCTTATCTTCATAAACTTCCCACCCCTCATTAACCGGCCTGGCTCCCGCACTGCTGGTTGTAAAAAGTGCGCGAGGACCGGAGGAAATTCGATCTGAGGGTAAGCTGTATTCATAAGTCCATTCAGTCACAGGCGTATTGACTGTCCTGGCAAGCTGAATTTTCTTATAGGAAAAAGACCAGGGATAAAGACTGAGGACAAAATCACGCTGGTCGTCATATAAACGGTCACAAATCTGCGCTGCGTCCGTTCCTTCTGAGAACGAAGAAAGGGGCTTGGCCCCCAACATAATCAAAGCGTCTGAACAAATAGATAGCTTTGTGTCGCCGGTAGCCATTTAAACCCCGCATCAAATGAAGGATAGGGAGCCGAAACCCCCTACCCGTTAATTATTAGTCAGAATCCGTTACCGCTATAGTGACGCCATCACCTACGTCCACAACTCCGGACGCATTTGAGACAACAACATGCCAAGAGGCGGTTGCCGTTCCACCGGTGGACGCCCAGGAATAAATAATATCCCCAACCGTCACATCATCTGAAACATCATTAAAGTAACCGGCGGCGTCAATCGCGGTTTTTGCATCCGTGGATGTATAAGCCCACATCGCAGGAGCATTACCTTTCTTCGACTGACCACCAAGTGGACCCCAACCTGATCTAGCAAACGCCATGATTATGACTCCCTACAAGTTAGCTTCACGATACCAGCATCCTCAATCGCAATCGCTCCAGCCGCAAACATAGAAGCTACTAAGAAGGAGGTTTTCTCTGGGATATAATCTACTGAGCTTTTCTGGTTCATACCCATGCCCATCCCAATCGCTGATTTGTGAAAGGCAAAAATTGTTCGGTCATTTGACCCGTCAATTGCTAATCCGCCTTCGTCCATGTCACCCATTGTGATTATTTTAAACCCTAAAAAATGGTCCACCTCACCGTTAACGAGACTTTTTACGGCAGAGTAATCACTCGATGTGACCTGGGTTTCACCTAAAAGAGCTTCAAGAGAGTTGGCGTGGATTAACATGCAACGGTCGCCCGAAGGAACATTGTTTTTGTCCAGAAGGCGTTTGGATTCACGCATTTTTGCCACGTTAAGGTCAGTGTTTGAACCACCAATCGAGTTTGCCACTGTACCAGGAGAACCGGCTGCTGTTAGAGCATCGAGCAAGACCTGATCCATCCGACGACCAATTGCATTACCGACGACTTGAACAAGTTCGGAACGCTCTTGGAAATTTACTTTCTGTTGATGGAAAATGTCAGAGTATTCTGCTGCGATATAATCTACAATTGTCGCCGTGACCTGGCTATAAGTTACATTAAGTGGTGTAACATCGGTTTGAGGAGTCCGCACACTGGCTGATCCCTTCCCAAGTTTGGGAAATTTTACTGTCGAACCCACGACTCCAGATTTTTCACGAACCAAACCGCCGAGTTTACGGGTGGCTTGATAGGCTTGCTTAACCTCGGAATCGAAAAGGGTAACGAAAGCATTACTTATTGAAAGTGCCATCGCAAATATCCTTTGCAAAAGGGTTAAAGTTTAAATTTATCTGGTTGTCCTGGGGAGCAGGGCCGGTATCAAAATTTTTGACCGGCCATAGGGTTATCGGTCTGGGAAAATATTAAATAGCAAAAATTAAAAATTCAATAGGATAACAGAATGTCCCTAGTATTCTTCCCCATGAAAAGCATACATTTCTTTCTCAACCTTTTGGGTGAAAATCGGGTCCGTGCCGTACTTCGGATCACTCATTTGTGCCGTTATTTCTTCTAATGATCGAGCCGGTACACTCACCACGTTACCACTGGGGATATTTTCTTCGTTATAAGACCGGCGGATTTTATTAAGAGCGGAAATAAAGAGCGCATTGGTAGACGCATTAGCTATCGAGGCAAGTTCGGGAGTAGTAATCACACCTGATTTTTCAAATTTTTCCAACCAGGCATCATTTGATTTTATAATCCCCTCTGCATTGCGACCTAGTTTTTTAATTTCCTCGTCACGATGATATTTAATTTTCGCATCGATTTCTCCGATAGTCTCCATGTGAAATTTCACCAGTGTTTCAAAAGTATCCTGGGAGAGTTCCTGTTCCTTTGCCAATTCGAAAAAATCAGCCAGCATTTCATCTTCCGAATCCAAGCCCTCAAAAGCCGAAACATCATATTTACCATCCTTCGGCATTTTATGACGACCACTCGACATTTTTTTAACAACTTCATTATAGGATTTGTGAAGTCCCTCACCATCCAGCTTGCCATCTTTCCAGAATTTTTCTTCAACCCAATCCGGTTTTTCTGTTGATTCTGGTTTTGGTGTAGGTTCCGAATCTTCCGCCAGGTGTGGAGGGGCATCATCTTCCAAACTGACAGGTTGTTCCTCTTCAACAGGTTTTGTTCCTATGCTCGATAAACTTTGATTTTCATCTTCACCGGCCTCTGGGTTTTCGGTTTCGACGGTCTTAGTTTCTTCATCAGCCATTAATTATTCCTTGCCCTTTCTATTTTTCTTTCAATCTCACGCACTAAACTGTTTTGCCCTTCCCTGGCATAGCCATGAGAAGCCTCTTCGCCAGGATACCAGGTGGGTTGCTCAATCGTAACTGCGCGTAAATGTTTTAAAACCTGGGATCCGTCCTTGGTCGAAAACACACGCAAATAAAGTTTATCCAGATCGATAGTTGTTTGATCCGCATCCAGAACTGGAACCGGATTAGGCTGCAAATCTGCCCAACTCATGCGACTGCTTCAGCTTCAGGAGGGACTTCCCCTTCAGGGGCAGCAGTAGCAGCTTCAGCTTCGGCAGATTCGGCGGCTGCATCTTCGAGTTGTTTCATAATTTCAGCCTTTTCCTCTTCTGAATTTAAAATTCGATTGGGGATTCCCAGACGATCCGCAATAAACATAATCGCCTTGTCCTGGTTAATTGCCAGTTGTCCCGCCGGACCCATTTGCTGTGCCACTTGCATAAACTGAACAACACTTTCAAGTTCCTCGGCGTTCTGCGCCTGGGCTAACGGCGATACAGGAACGATTTTAACTTGTTCCCCGTCAATTTTCAGTGGCAGATCAATCATGTTCTCCTGGTTCATCACATATAAAATTCGGGAAACAATCGGGATCATGGCCTCAGTGATCAAGCGACCGAAAGCCGCCCCCATATTAGAGGCAAGTTCCCGCATCCTGGCCGAGACTTCCGTTGCACTTCGCGCCGACATGGTGTCCGGTGGCAAGGTATCATCCATCAGCATCCTTTTGATACTGACAACCAGGTCGTTCACCACCAGTTGAGAAACATTGAAATCACCCGCAGCCTTTAATGGTTTCAGACTTTCACCTTGAGGACCACCATTCCGCGCCACCGGAATTATGGCCCCACCCGCGATTTTTATGTTTTGAATATTAAGAACACCGTCATCAGCCGCAGTGTACATTCCACTGACAGCAATGGACGCATTTTGGAAAATCATTCTTTTCAAAGTATTGAGCGTTTTCACATCGGGTAATGCCGAAACCATTGGCCCCCGACCATAAATTTCTCCAGCGACCTTCATATACCTGGCAACCACCCAGGGAGAACTATCGAGTTCCCGATAAACCAGTTCAAATTTTTTCTCAGGCCAAATTAGGTGATAACACCAATATCCAGAGTCCGGTAAATAAATAGTGGCTTCCAGAAGATCAATTTCCTCGGTTGGTTTATCCTCGATAATACGGGTTAGATCATCATGG